GATATCAGATGCCGCCATGATTCCGCCCATGCCGGTCATTGCACCGCCCGGATCAAACGACCATCCGCTCGATGAGCCTGAGCCTGAAGAGCCGCCAGCCGAGTTGCCGAAGCCACCGCTCTGGTTCGTGTTCATGCCGACGTTCATGCCGTTGCTGAAGCCAGAACTGTTTGAACTGCTTGAGCCGCCGCCAGCGGACTGGGTCAGCGTGGTGGGGCCACCGATGATCTGGCCGTAAGCGCCTGTAGCGTTCAGTCCTGCCATCGCCGGGTTGAACTGGTTCATCGCGCCCTGTTGCATGTTCTGCATGTTGCTCACGCCGAACTGCTGATTGCGATCCATCATGTTGGCTAGGTTCATCTGGTTCTGTACCCCAGCGTTATGCGCTTGGAAGCCGAGGTTGTTCATGCCCTGCATCGTGGCCTTGTCTACGTTGTTAGCCATCGTGTTTGCAGAGTTGTGATACCCGGACGACCCCGACATGCCTGATGCCGCCGCTCTGGCGTCCAGACCTCCGAGGTTCTGTTGCTTGATCTGCTGGGCGTCGTTCATCATGTCGCCCTTCAGGGCGTTTACATAACTGTTGGGGCCGACTTGGCCCTGTAGTCCAGAGGCGTAGCCGCCCTGCATCTGGTTGCCGTAGCCGCCCTGTGCCTGATCGAATGCGCCGGATACCTGATCCTGCACTTCGGGTTGCATCCCGTTGATCTGGTCAATGGCCTGACCGTACTGGTCAGTAGCAGAGCCGTAGACGTTCTCTAGGTGAGGCGCTTGCGCTCCCCACACGTCCTGTGAACTCGAACTGAAGTTGCTACTGTTTGAGTTCGACTGTTGCCCAGAATTGTTAACGCCAAAGTTAACTCCCATACCAGAACTCACGTTCTGATTGTTAGAAGCCTGCTGGCTGTTATTCTGCTGGTTGCTTTTGTTCTTGCTTCCCATGAGTTAACTCCGTAGGTCTTTTCCAAAAGTAATTTCGGTTATCTCCCATCCCACCTTGCTAACTGCGTACTCCACAGCGGGCATCTGGCATGACTTTGTTTCAATTCGTGAACAGTTGAACTGCTTGGCTACCTTCTCGTAGAAGTCCGCGAACGTCACAGCGTTCGCTCCTCCGCGCTCCTTGGCCCATGAGAGCCACAACAGGAACGTGGTGTCGCCAGTAAACTCATCCGTCTCAATGGTGGCCACGTTGAAGAAGTTAGGGTGAACCCACAGTTGGCTCTCGCCTGATAGAACACTGTGGTAAACGTCTTCCGGCCTGTAGGTGAGGTTAGGGTCTAGATGCAGAATCTCTTCGATTGCTGGCTTGACCCAGTGCCACTCCTGTCTGATGTTCGCTACCCGTGGGTAGACAATTAATCCAGCGTCAACTTCTTCCATACGATCTCTCCTTGATCTTCAACGCATCCGTAAAATCCTTTTTCACGGACATAAACTATTGCTCCGATCTCCCGACGTAGCGGCATCTGGCCGATAACGGGGGCTATGAAACGCGACAGGTGCGAATCAATTCCGAAGAATTGCCGGTCGAGATACTCAGCGAGAACCTCATCCGTCTCCTCTGGTACTGGCTCTGCTCTATAAGTCATCGCGTTCCACTCGGTGACCACTCCACATCCACACCGCTGATGTTGAAGTTTCCGTTAGCTGGGCCTTCAGCACGCCACGAGTGAAGTTCACCCGTAGTCCTGACATCGATCTTTCGCTCCGTTGCCGGGCTGAACTCTCTCTTGCCGCCTGCCCACCGGGCACCGTCACCAGCGTAGTGGTGAGAGCCTACAGACATCTTGATCGGGGTCTTGCCCTCGACCTGCGGGTACAGGCGCGTGATAGTGCTCACGTCCTCGTGACCGACTATCGGCAGGTGAGTCCGCTCGATGAAACAGGTCAGACCTTCCTCTTCCGGGTTCTGAGTGTCGATGTTGTAGACGTTAGGGCCGGACGACCCGATCATCACGCCATCGAACGGTTGCCTGTTGGCAGTCGCCCACGTAGTCCGCTCGTTGGCCCACTTGCCTTCCCACTGATTCCACTCGTTAATGATTGTTGGCTGGTTGCCGTAGCAGGCGTGTGAGAACGTGCGCTCAGTGCTGAGGTCTCTCAGCGACCACGTGTCGTCCCGGTAATTGAAGACGTAAGCCATGTTGGGTTCGTCGTAGCCTTCCTCGGGTACGCAGAACCAGATCTCGCCCATCATTTGATTGTGTGCCGCGAACGACGTGTGCCGTGCGTCCTCATTCAACGTGCTAGCGAATCGCTTGCGTAGTCGATTGTGGAGCAGGCTCTGGGCTTGGTTACCGTCGAACACTATGATGTCTTCATTACTTATGAAGTAGTGTCGGCCTGAGACCTCGACCAGTGCGTCCCGGCCGATCAGGCCAGCGTTCTGTGAGACCGTTCGCCTACGCCAGACAAGCGCGTCGCCGGTAAAGTCGAGCACGTTAAGTGCCTTCTCGCTGTAGATAACGAAGCTGTCACGCAGGCTCTCCGCCCCGACGATCTTGCCGCCGCGACCGAGTGTCAGGTAACCAGCAAGGCTGGACGGGTCAACGTCCGGCCCTTCCCACGTGTAGGGCACGCCGTTAGGATCGCAAGGGTGCGACCACCGGACTCTGTCCTCGTAGTAGGTAGAGGCACCTGTCTGCGGATCTGGCTCAGTCATGCCTAAAGCAAAAACGAAATTCTTGTGCGACTGAATTATACGAGCGTTGACGCCTCGGTCTTCCCAGAGGTCTCCGCCGAATACCCAAGGTAGCTTGATGGCCACCTCAGCGTTGGCGTCCCAGTCAGTAAAGTAGACCGGGTTGATTGACGCGTTATTGATGAAGGTGACCTGACCGATCTGACAGCTAGTCCACGCGTGCTCATCTACCTCGCCGGGCAGACTCAGTACCGTGTGGAACTGCTGATCGAAGTAACTCTCGATGGTGCTGTCAGTGCATACGAGCCACGTACTGTTACCCTCGAAGTCATTGCTCTGCATGATGTGGCCAATGTCGCCGCTAGCCTCACCATCAGTGTTCACGAGACGCGATCCACCTGATGCCTGAATCTTGCCAGACACAACCCGGAAGTTGCGTCCGTCTGTCAGTGCGTTGGGCGGCAGATCCCACGGGGCCACATCAGATATGACCCCGACTTCACCTATGCCGCGTACATTGATAAGCATTACGCTTGGTTCTCCACCTTATATGAAAGTTCCTTGACGGCCTCTAGCAGGAGCACGCAAAGTCGCGTGTAGTCCACAGCGAGGTATCCGTTGTCTGTCTGCTGTACTGCCTGCGGGAACACGGCCTGAACCTGCTGTGCTGAGACGCCAGCCTGCTCCATGTAGGGCATACCGCAATGCACGCCCTCCTCGTTAGGGACATACGTGAACGTGTCCAGAGTCTTGACCTTGTCTAGGGCGTCATCGACGGTGGCGATCTTATGCTTCAGCCTATCGTCCGACTGGCTGACCACGTTGCCGCTTGCCGTCAGGTTCGCGCAGGTGATGTTGCCAGACGTGTCGATCATGACGCTGTCCGTCTCGGCCCACTCGCCAGCCACGTTGTGGATGACGGAGCCTTGCTCCAGTTCCGGGTAGTAGTTGGGTGCCTGCGGCCCCTTGGCCTCTGGGAACGTATTCTTTAGCACCGCCTTAATCAATCTCAAGTGGTCATCGCCCATCGAGATCGAGTCATTAGCCGTTGGCCATCCCTCATCTAGATCCGTAATGTACTTACCTGTCTCAATTCCCATTACACTTCTCCAGTTGAAGGAGTATGTCGCCACACTCCCTCGTGCCCACGCTGTTGCGCGGCACTACTTTCCAATCAGTTTTGACTGTGCATTTCTTCACCCAGCCACGTTCAACGAATGGCCTCGCGCCCTTGAGCGCGTAGATAAGGCCACCGAAAAGTTGTTCTCCCATCATGACTCTGAGCACTCGGGTGGTGCTGGGCTGAACTGAGGCTCTGAGCAATCGACTTCGTCGTCCGTGTCGTCAACGTCAGTGTCGTCAACAGCGCCACCGTCGTCGTCGGTGCCTTCGTCGTCAGTAGTGCCGTCATCAACATCACTGTCGTCGATGATCTCATCGTCTGGGATGCCGAAGCTGTCGGTCTCCTCGATAACCGAGTCGATCAGGTCGTCAGCCTCTGCCGGGTCACCGATCACGTAGTTAACGCGCTCATCGTTGTTGAAGTCGTTGCCGACATACGTGCTGTCAGTCATCGTGATGGTGCTACCAGCCGCTCCAGCGATTGCCGGGATCACGTCAAAGATCTTGCCCCGGTTCTCTTCCTGCTTCATGTTGACTGCCGCATTGTTCTGACTGATCTCTTTCTGGAGGTCAGTGTTAAGTGCCGCGATGCCAACCTGCGTCAGGGTGCCCAGTACGGGGCCGGTCATGACCTTCGCCCAGTCCAGAGCCGTAACGTCGCGCTCAGTCTTCAGCGTAGCCATCTGTACGTTGTTGTTACCGCTAGGTGCGCTACCGTTCGATGCGGCCACCGCCATGACAATGGCGAAGTGACTAGCAGACTCCGGGTTAGCCTTCACGGCCTCCGAAAGGCTCTGCCACATAGCCGCCTGAGATAGCTGTTCAGCAGTCTCACGGGCTGTTGCTTGCTCCGCCTGTACCTTGATCGCTTCTACTTGGGCGTTGCGATAGCCCTGCTTGCTGGCTATCTTCTGATCCGCCGAAGCGCATCCCAAAAAACTTGTAAGCGCCAAAGCTACGATAATAGTTTTCATAACACTCTCCTTGTGAAGTCGGTCATCTCTCCGTAGTTTTCATCTTCTAGAATTCTCATTCTTCCGTTCCCTCTGTCGGCTACCATCTCTGCTCGCTCCTCGGTGAAATCAACCAGTAAGACTGGTGCCTTCGTTGGATCAAACTCTTTGTCGATATTCTTAGCGGCCTTAGCCAGTGCGTCCTTAAAACTGCGGGCCTGAAACTTCCTGACCCGTGGGTGTGTGAAGGGCGGTTTGTACATCACTGCAAAGGTTCTCATTTAGATTCTCTCCACCGTTACGTTGTGAACACGCGCATGTGAGTAAGCGTTCCTGCCATAGTTGCCCGGTTGCCACAGGGAAAAGTTCATCACTATGTGCCTGTAGTCCCGGTCTACCGTGAACTCTCGCTCGAAGGTCTTCTGTGTGTTCTTCGGAAAATTTTCCATGATGTTCACGTAGTGCTTCCGCGTGCCATCAAGGTAGCCATGCCTATAGCCCAGAACGTGCATACCGAGCAGTGCGTTGTCTTCCCAGTCATCTACCGCCTCAAGCGTCCCCGTCAGCTTGTACTTCGCGTCAGGGCCAACCTCATCCGCGTACCACCATCCGTTAGCGCCGATAGCGCCGGGGGTGCGGTCACGACTGGTCTGGTCAAGCACCATCCAGAAGTACTTGCCTCGCTGTCCGTCAGCGTCCCATTCGATATCGTTATCGAGTAGATTGGTGACAGCGCCGTCAACGCGCTTGTCAGTGTGCTCCTTACTCAGCTTGTAGATGTCGCCGTGCGTTCCCCAGCCGTAGTCATCCAGCTTGTACTGGAGTCCATAGGCCATGCCGTCGTAACCTTCGAGATCCCAGTCCTCTCGATACAACTGGCGCATGTCTCGAAC